AAGCATGTGCCTGCTGCAATTGAACGTAAAGGTGAATGGGTAAAGCATAACACTGGCGTGTTCGTCACAGACGTCCCGATGGATCCTATCACGGGATGGAGCAGTTTGGATTATCAAGAAGCTGAAAAGCTAGGTTATGTCAAGCTAGATCTGCTCAACGTCCATGTGTATGAAGCCGTGAAAGATGAAGCACATCTCAAGAGATTAATGGCAACCCAGCCACGGTGGGACTTGCTGGATCATAGGGAATTCGTCGAACGGGTCATACACATCAACAATCATCACGACACTCTGCGCAAGATGCCGGAACCAGTCGATAGCATATCACGCATGGCCATGTTCCTCGCGGTGATGCGTCCGGCCAAGAAGCATCTCATAGGATTACCTTGGAAAGATGTAGCGGCTGATGTTTGGATCAAACCCTCGGATGGCAGCTATGCCTATAAGAAAAGCCATAGCGTATCTTATGCGCATTTAGTAGCATTGCACATGAATCTTCTTTGTGAAGTATGATCCCCCCAATCTGGAAAATGATCGCTGTCATGTGGGTCTACGAACCAACTGCACCATCTTCCTTTTGGTCCTTTTGGCCGATATATCAGCTAACCGCACGATATGACCTGCCAGCACGGTTACTTCTTTGCTTAAGAGCGTCTTGACAGCGTAACGGAATTTCATCCAATCATCCTTGATGAATATGTTAATGGGTATCATCCTATTGGATTCCCACCACCATTGTTCTGCTAATGCTATGAAATCCATCCGATGCACTTCAGTCCTGAGGCTTCTGTAATCATAGATGGTAGTTATATCGCTGTCCTGGTTCTGTATGATGCAGACGTATTCTTGATCACCATACTTGATCAAGGCAAAAAACGGATACCTTTCGAGGAATTCTTCTAGGTGCTTGTCCATTTATTACAAAATTCAATCAAGATACTTAGTCCAAATGGAAAGTGATAATAACTATTTTCATGGGAAAATTGTTGGCAGGCGGCTGTAGATTCACCTTAGTCAGAGGACTCAATAAATCATCCGTTATAATCATCACACATGCAACGATTTGGTGATATGCATCCTCAAGCATTGACTTTGCTTAGGAATTAATTTATATTGTTTTTATGAATTCTATCCAGTCTTCGATTAGATCGGTCATTCCGACACGGCATAGAAATGCCTCTAAAGGCTGGATCAGCTTTAATGCGCCTTGTTGCCCCCATAATGGCGAGACGCAGGATAAGAAGGGACGGGGTGGTTTGCTGTTCACGCCTGAAGGCGGTGCTAGCTATCATTGCTTCAACTGCGGATTCAAGACCACTTGGCGTCCAGGGCTGCATTTTGGATACAAGATGCGCAAGCTCATGGCATGGCTAGGCATGGAGCAAGGCACGATACAACGCATCGTGCTTGATGCTATGCGTGAGATCGATGCAGAGATAGTGCAGCAAGAACAGATAAGATCTGAGATCAAGTTTGATCAGCGTGAGCTGCCTGCGGGCGCCACCATGCGAGAATGGATGTATGGTGGATTGGATGATCCTGATCTCATGGACGCGGTAAAATATGTGGAATCTAGGTCATTCTCATTGGATGATTTCCCTTGGTATTGGAGCCACGAAGCAGGATTCCGGCGCAGGTTGATCATCCCATTCACGTGGCGAGGCAAGACCATTGGTTATACCGCCCGCAGCATAGACACTGACAGCAAGCTAAAATACATCAATTCGGTAGACAGCGACTATGTGTTCAACATGGATAATCAGAAACGTGACAGCAAATTCGCGCTGGTGGTAGAAGGTCCATTTGATGCTATTGCTGTGGATGGTGTGGCGGTAATGACCAACGAAGTCAGCGAGCGCAAGGCTGAGATTATCGACTCGCTAGGTCGTGAGATAATCGTGGTCCCAGACCGTGACAAGAGCGGCAAAAAGCTGGTCGATGCCGCGCTGGAATACGGATGGAGCGTGGCATTCCCAGAGTGGGAATCAGATGTCAAAGACTGCGCTGACAGCCTCCGCAGATATGGGAAACTATATACATTGCGCAGCATACTAGCGAGTAAACAAGATAACAAGCTCAAGATACAGCTGATGAGGAGGGATCATGGTATCTAGCTTTCCACTCGACTTCAGCAATTTTGAACTTGAGATAACCAACAGATGCAATCTAGCTTGTCCACGTTGTAGCAGGACTGATCTCATTTCGCTTTATCCAAAACACTGGAAGGATTCCGATCTCGATCTCGATGTTTTCAAACGATTCATCGCACCAGTGTTAAGTGAGATCCAAATATTTGAATTCAAAGGCACCTTGGGTGATCCTATCTTCCATGCTTATTTCTTAGATTGGATCTATTGGTGCAAATCACAACGCAAGCGTGTAAAGATACACACCAATGGTCAAGCTGGTAAGAGATTATGGGAACGATTGGTCGATTTTCTAGACCAGGATGATTCGGTGATACTAGGCATAGACGGCATGCCTGATGATTTCATGAAGTATAGGATCAACGCTAGATGGAGCAACATAGAGGACTGTGCCAATACATTAGCCGGGCGTGTTGATCTGCGTTGGCAATTCATCGTGTTCAGCTACAATGTAAACGAGATAGGACAAGCTCAGCAGCTAAGCCGCGAGATGGGATTCAATGGATTCGATGTCATCCACAGCAACCGATGGTTAGATGGTGAGGATTGGTTGAAGCCAGCGGATTATAGTCTGCCACGCAATACCACTGATCGAAGTATTGATCCGGCTTGTTTGAAGAAGCCCATGCATATAGTGTCAGCTGATGGATACTACATGCCTTGTTGTTATCTGATCGATGATAGATGGCGCTACAAGAGTCCTTGGGCCACCGCCTTCAAGATCCAAGATTGTGACATTGATAGCGTGATTAGATCTAGCATATCCAGTGAATTCTTTGCTAACTTAAATGACGAGTCTGCGGCCGAATATTGCAGATTCCAATGCGGAAAATGCGATGGCAAATAAAGATTATTCAGCTGATCTACAGAAGCTGTTCCTCGAGATCATGTTGGCTGACGCCCAAAGTTTCGTTAGGGTGCAAAACATATTTGATCCCATCAACTTTGATCGCAGCCTGAGATCGGCAGCATCCTTCATACAAGACTATAGCAAAAAATATAATGATTTGCCCAACACTGACCAAGTCAAAGCGGAAGCAGGTGTGGGCCTTCAGAAGATAGAAAAGCTGGAAGACAGCATGATATCTTGGTTCATGGATGAGTTTGAATCGTTCACACGCCATGAGACGCTCAAGCGCGTGATCCTCAAGAGCGCTGATCTCATCGAGAAAGGCGAATATGATCCCATCGAGAAGTTGGTCAAGGATGCGGTGCAGATATCTCTGACCAGGGATCTAGGCCTCGATTACTTCGATGATCCCCGCGCTAGGTTGATGAAGCTCAGAGAAAACAACGGCCAGATGACCACGGGTTGGCCTAATCTCGATAGGAAGCTTTTTGGTGGTTTCAACAGGGGTGAGCTAGAGATCTTCGCAGGCGGATCAGGGGCGGGCAAGAGCCTGTTCATGCAGAACTTGGCCGTGAACTGGATGACGATAGGATTGTATGGTGTTTATGTGACATTAGAGTTAAGCGAAGAGCTCTGCGCCATGCGCATCGACAGCATGCTGACCAATGTGCCCAGCAAGGAGATCTTCAAGGACCTCGACACAGTCGAGATGAAGGTCAAGATGGTGGGCAAGAAAGCGGGCAGCCTGCGCATAAAATACATGCCAGCGCAGAGCAACATCAACGATCTGAGATCCTATCTCAAAGAACTGCAGATCCAGACCGGTCGCAAGGCCAGCTACGTCTGCGTGGATTATCTCGATCTGCTGATGCCGGTGAGTGCAAAGGTCAACCCCAGCGATCTCTTCGTCAAGGACAAGTATGTCAGCGAAGAACTGCGCAACTTGGCCAAGGAACTAGACATCGTGTTGGTCACCGCTTCACAGCTGAATCGAAGCGCGGTCGAAGAGATCGAGTTCGATCACAGCCACATCAGCGGTGGCATATCCAAGATCAACACAGCAGACAACGTGTTTGGTATCTTCACATCGAGGAGCATGAAGGAGCATGGCCGCTATCAACTACAGCTGATGAAGACACGCTCATCCTCAGGCGTGGGACAGAAGGTCGATCTCGAGTTCGACCAAGACAGCCTGCGCATACGTGATTTGGCTGAGGATCAAGAGTTCCAGCAGTTCAAGAAACAAAGCAGCAGCATCTTCGACAGCATCAAGAACAAGACATCTGTGGCGCCCAGCACTGATTCGGTGCCACAAGGCGAGACCGGTAAGATCACAGCTGACGTGCAGAGCAGCAAGCTCAAGCAGATGCTCAACAATCTCAAATCTAGTTCATGAAAATAATCTGCTTCCCTCACTATACATGTGGGCTTCTTCTTTGTAACATGTTGAACGAAGATACAGGGTATAAATATCATGAAGCCGGTAAGATAGGAGATTCTGACACCATCTTTGATAAGTTTGATATAGATGATTTGATGTATCGTGTCAAGAATTTAGATTTAGATGATAGTAAATGGATATCAAGCCATTGCTGGTTAGGACCACATACACATTTGTTTGAACAAGTAATCAACATTACTACTGAAACCTATAAGAGTAAGCTCTATCGTTGGCTGAGAACATACTATCATTATTTTTCAATAAAGCAAGATTGGAAAGATTTGATAGGGATTGATTCTATAGATAAAGCGAGAGAAACAGCAAAAAATTACATAGTTCCTTTCAAATCTATAATAGCAGATAATGTTATAAACATTGAATTCGCAGATATCGTAGAAAATCAGACTGCTATAAAGAAAATGGGTATAAAAAATATTGAAAAATATATGACTACGTGGAAATCTAAAAACGCCTTCTTATATGATAATCATATCATGATCACAGAACCTGTAAAAAGATTCCACGAAGCTGAACATGAGATGATCACAGGTATGAGTTATATCTATTGATATAATTATACCATCTTTGCCTATAACAATTGATCAAAATCGGATCAAATTGCTTGGAAATCTAATTAGCAAGATAGAATGGCTCCCTTATGATACTGATAGGCAAAAGATTTGGATAAACTTAATCGCACACCTATGATACTTATTATTTCAAGCAGCTTCAGCTTCTGTGCAATCTAGATAATCGCTGCCGTTGCTGTGTTTCAATCTACCAGTGCCGCTGACTATCACGCTGTCAGAATAAGCCAATGGACGCCTCACTGTGACGTCGATGTAGCGACCGTTGCCCACACCCAGCGTGAGGAAGGTCACATACTTGCTGTTGTCTCCTTTGAACACCCTGCCGTTGGCCACCAATCCCGTGAAATCCCAGCGATCCAGCCAAGTGTTCTGCACGTTCATGCCAGGCAGGAACTCGGGCGTGGTCCAGTAGCCCACCTTGCGGAACTGCCTCCACGCATCATGTTCACCGCTGACGCGATAGCCCATCTGATCGATCTCCCAACCGGCCAGCATGGCTTCGCGCTTGTAGACCCAACCGCGATAGCTGCCTTGGCAGTGCTTGAGGCATGCCCGCCAGAACGCCTGCGGATTGCGCGCTTTCTGATAGGCCAGCGCCCATATCAACCTACCGAGGTTGACCGCATGCGCACGACACAGTCCGAAGTTGCCCAGTTGCATCAGCTCGCGATGTATGGCGGCCTTGTCTTCTTGGTCGCCCATCCTCTGCATGAACTCGAACACTTTTTCTTCGTTCTTCTTGGCGAAGGCCCTGCGATACATGTCAGCTTCATAGTGATCGCAGCCTATGAGGCGCGATATCTTGAGTATCGCATCATCCTCATAGACTATGCTGTCAGCTAATCGCTCTTCAGTCCAGTCATGGAAGAAGCTGGCTTTCTGTCGACCAGTGGTCGCTACCGGCCTTATCAGCGCGGTAGCAAACACGCAGTCGGATTTTGATTGCGGCCTTATCGCTCGAAATAAGCGCCGCATGGCAGGGCTCTCGCCCTGCGTCACACCCAACACGTCGCCCCGACTCAGTAGGTTCGACGTGAGGATGTCTTGTTCTGGATATTCTTCCAATGCTATGTTTGGTTCTATGTCTATCAGCTGGCTGAGGCCACGGTTGGCCAAGATGTCGACCTTGAGATGCTCTAGGTCTTCCACCTCATGCTTGTCTAGCAGGATCTGGTTTTCCCCGTTCTTCAGGCTCTTGGGCAGGTCGTGCTTGAATACTAGGATGCCCCCGCAATGTTTTGATATCGCCCTCTTCTTGCCTATCAGCTTTCGTTCGATCCGTGTGGCTTCCTCTGGGTCGACGCCCAGTTTCTTGTAATCGATCCTCCTCGGCAGCCTCCCTTTGGCGCCCAATCTCCTCGCGGCTTCGCGCCGGGCGCTCTTTTCTTTGAAGGTCACATAGTTGGATATGCGTGCAGTCTTGTTGGGCCATCTGCGGAATATGCGCTGCATGACCGTGTCTTGTGCCCAATGCGGGAAATCTATGTCGACGTCTGGTAGGTCTTCCCTAAGTGGATTGAGGAACCTAGCCAATGGTATGTCCCATCTGATGGGATCCACGTCAGTGATGCCCATCGCCCAGCACACGAGGCTGGAACCGGCTGATCCGCGCGTCATGTGCGGGATATCGACCGTCATATCTAGTATGTCTGTGATCTGTATGAAGTAATCAGTGAACCGCTGCTCTACTATCAGCTCCAGCTCTTCCGCGATCCTATTGAGGTATTCTGGTCTGCTTGGAACTCGCCTCTTGAATCGTGCCAACAGTCGTTCGTATTGTTGCTCTTGCGTAGCCATGTGTTTCTTTCCTTGCCATGATATTGCCTGTGCATGTTGCTGTCCCTCAGGACATGATACTTAGCAAGCTGATCTAATCATTGACAGGAACTTGATCTATGGCATTTAAGCTAACATGCATAGAACAGAAAGCAATAAATACACTACCATGAAAAAGCAGACCCGTAGCTTATTAGACGAGATCAGCACAGCTTACAGGACGCAGGATCGCGAGGCTGTGATCGAGAGCAGGGCTAATCACATAATCAGCTCAGCTATAAATCTCGTCAATCTCATCAGGGAGACCTACGATGCTGAGACCGCGGGAGAGCTAGAGCGCAGGTTGCTCAACAGCATCCGCGGGCAGGACACAGCTAAGTTCATGCGTGGTATAAGGAAAGCTGGACAATGAGGCTTTCTGAGATAGATGTAGCTACTGCGCTGAGGAACATGACACCAGGTGAGATATCTGCCGCTGCCCAAGGCGTGGATCAGAAGCTCGTAGTAGATCCTAAGATAAAAGCGGAGATAGAGAAAAAAGCCCAAACATACGTGAAACCATTGATGGGAAAATGGCAAGAAGCCCTAGCAGCACAAGCTGCCGTGGGTAAAGACATAGATGATGTTTCCACGCAAAGGATCATATTAGCAGGGATCATATCTAGGTATGCTGGAATATCCCCCGATGATGTCGATGTTTTGGAAAAAAAGATCCTCAGATCCGATCTCACTGATGAACAGCAAGTCTCTGACATATTCAAAAGCGCTGTGGTCATGACGCTGTTCCAGAGGATAGTTAGGCCTGTAGGAAAACGTCAAAGCACGGCCCAGTATCAACCTAGCGCAGAAGTGCCACAAGAAATACCAGATAACGCATTGGTAAGCGTTATGATCCAACAACAGCCTGTATTTTACTATCACTTTAACAGTAGGTGGTATAATCAGGCCAATGATACCCCATTGAATCCTACTAAAGATGAATATATCATTAGCCAGCTTAATAAAAAAACATATGAATTACAGCGCAAGGGCAAGTTGAAGTTAAGGACATGACAGATGGCATTTGAATTCATACAAGAAATCACGGAAGCTAGATTGTTCCGTAATCCTGCTAGGATGGCAGAGCTTTACACCAGCGAGCTAGCAGACAGTTTCTTCAATGCTGTGATGGCGCTGCAGATACTCCAAGAGACCGATCCCCGCAAGGCACAGAAATATGCGAAAGCAACATTGGGCAGCGGCAGCATAGATGGATGGCGTGCTAGTGGCACTGATCTGCACAACATGGCGTTCATACTCAAGAACCAAGATCGCTATGAGGGCAGGATGACCAAAGATAGGAGGGTCACTCTGCCCTATCTAGGATTCATGCAGTATCTGCGCAACATGGCGCAAGGACGCATTGACAAGCAGTTCAATCGCCAATTCATGCTGAAACTTCAAAATCAGCTGAACATAAAGAGCCCTGCTCTGCGTTCTAGTCGCAGGACCGTGGCTGATTGGGACCGAGGATTACCTGATGAGCACAAGGTAGCTGCCACGAGGATCTATAAGGGCATGAGGCATGACCTCCGCGCCAGCGACATGTTCAACCAATACAATGCGGTGATGATGGGCAAGAACCTGCTGGTTCCGGATGAAATACAGCGACCAGGCATCCCGTTGGCTGCTAAGGTAGCAGGAGCGGCGGTTGCAGGCTATATGCTGGGCAAAAAGCTAGCTTCTTTATAAATAATTCCAGCATCCAAGTGGATGCAGAAAACATGAAGGAGAAGCATAATGGCTTCAATCGCAAGAACATCTGGTAATATTTTCTCAGGTGTTGATATCAACACAGACCTCGGTTCTCTCGTCAGCATCGCTGGCGCGCAACCGCTAGCTTTCGGTATCCTGCTCAAGGTCGCAGCTGGTACCGCCACTGACATCGACGCAGAAGGCGAAGCTGATGAGACCATCGACATCGTGCTCCGCAAGATCCAGGAACAGGCTTCCATCATCTACTATCAAGTTGAGACCACTAGCCCGTTCCAGATCTCAGTGCTATGCGAGCGTGCGTCTTGGACAGCAGGTACGCTTCAAACCGCCATCCGCGCTCTTGGCACCACGGTCGGTACCAACAGCAAGGACGTGTCGACCTCGACAGTGACCAACGTTGGCATGAAGCTCGCCCTATCCTAATAGGCAGCTAGCTGAGCTAGTACATGGGGGGTCGCTATATAATGTAGCGGCCCCCTCATCATGATCACATGTCTAAGATCAATGTGGTACGATCCGCGCATCGGACCACAAGTTTTATACAAATGGCAGGCTGTTTTAGATCTATGCTATGACATCTTCGATGCTATAATATTCGAGCGCATAAACGTCTGCTAGGAATTGCTATCCTTACATATGCGCATGGAGCTACAAATGATGCAGAAGATAATCATCGTGACATCTGTGGACATCACAGCAACAGGGATACGCCGCAAGACCGATGAATCTGATTGGTTCATAAAGAGGAATCAACAGCGCAATCATGACATGTTGCTGCAAGTGATAGGATTGCGATGCCAACCAATGGATGTCGACCTCGTGATAGAAGATCCCATCCAGACGTCTGACAATACTTTGACCAAATCATGGGTTTTGTCTTTCTCGGTGGAGCGCGCTGATGTCCTGGGCAAGCATGGTGAGTTATTTCTCGCTGACATAGATGGCGTGCCCATAATGACTGGGCTGACTGAGACCACACCCAGCTTTCCCATGCAGTTCATAGCCAAGGGACCGTTAAAAAACATAGGTATTACTGTAATTGATTCCTATAATAAGTAAAATATAAGGCAACACAGGCTCTCACAGGCTCCATTAAGCTAGAATCGCCACAGGAGGGATAGATGGCCGCTCTCAGCATAGAGAAGCAGAGCCTCGAAGCGCATGTTGACTTATGTGCTGAGAGGTACCAAGGTTTGAAAGAAGATTTAGAACGCATGTCAGATCGCATTGATAAGATGGAAACAGACATGGGTGTTCGCATGGATAAATTAGACACGGGCATAGAAGATATCAAACGCAGCCTAGCGGCCAAGGAAAATTCTGCCCTCAAGACTCTGATAGCTGTGGGTTTTAGCAGCATAGTGGGATTATTGGGCGTCTGCGGTGGTTTACTCTGGTACATAATCACGCGTCATTGACATGAAGCTAGAGATAAGCCACGGTGTAAACATACACATATCTGACCAAGAGATGGCACTACTGGGCAAGCTGCCTATACTACAAGCAGAACTCTCAGATGAGGATCTCAAGCTGATCCTAAGATTGATAAACAAGTGTGTGGTGAAACGCAGATCATCAGGAGGAATAGTGAGCTATGAAGTTAGATCCAGAATCCATATCTAAGATTGAGGAATTCATCAACAATCACGTTGCAAAAGAGCTCATCATATCACCCGAGGGCAGATCCATCAGGGTAAATGATCTCATGATATCTCCCAATGATGGCAAGTGGGAGATACTGCGTGAAGATGAGATCCTCGCCATATTTTCCTTGAGATCTTGGGCGCTGGCCTACGCCGTTGCCAAGAGCAGCGACGATAAAAAGACATCCAGCTTCTTGCTCACATCCGAAAGCAAGCTAGACAAACTATCAGCTGACAAGCAGCTCTACGAACATCACCTAAGAACAGCGCAAGATCGCGGCGATAATTTCAAAGAAAACATAATCAACCACCGTTTGAGCCGCACTGAATATGAGATACATGGGGTCTTCGATGACGCACATCAGGTGGTCAGTTATCAACGTATCGCATAAATACGCTATAAACAAGGATAATCAAGATGAAACTCGACGATATCGCTCCTGTTAATGCAGACAAGCTCAATGCTAAGATGCAGGCCATGCTAGGCTGGAACATCAAGCTGGAAGGCCTGGACGCAGCCAAGGCCGCTACCATGCTGGGAAGCGTTGATCGCAAGCTCAGCGCGATCCGCAACTCCAACAAGCTACATGAGAGCGAGAAGGATGCTAGCTACACCGGTATGTTGATGGCGCGCAGGGTGCTGGAGAGTTTCATCGAAGAGAAAGCCCAAAGTCCATATGCGATAGGCATGGCATCTGCCATGAAACAGACTGGTGACCAGCCACCTCTTAAGAAAAGCACTATAACCAAAGCACATAAGATTGCCAAGAGCATCGAAAAGAACGAAAGCATCGAATCAGCTGTGAGGCGCATGATCAACGAGGATGAGGTCACCCAGGCACAGTCAGTGATGGCGGCCAAAGACATGGTCGATAGCTTGCAGGACATGTTGGAGGACATCAGCAGGATGGTCAACGAACAGCTACCTCCGCTCACGGACAGCATACGCAGCAACATCGGCGAGCAACAAGCCAGCACATACAGTGCATCGGTATCAAGCACCTTGAACGATCTGTTGAGCAACGTGCAATCTGCCCGCGAATCAGTGAACAATGCCGTGCTTGCATTGACAGGGGCTGCTCCGATGCCAGTGGACATGCCAGCCGGAGATACTAGCAAAATGGGTGATCTAGAAGCGCCTGGCTCAGAAGATGAGTTCTCTGCGAGCGATGCAGCAGTGGGAGGCGATCTTCCACTAGGACGCGAAAAGCGCGATTGAGATGAGATTACTGGAGATAGAATCAGCGCCTGAGATGGCACTTCCAGCAGGCACGCTGACCACGCTGTTGAATTATCTCCGCAGCAAGGCCAAGCAAAGTCCCGGCAGCAACATCAGCGTCCGTGTCCCAACCAACATAGTGCTCAAACTAATGGGCAATGCTGGAATAGGCAACAGCTTTGATGATCTAGACAACATATATAAATCAGATCAGACCATAAAGAACCTAATCAAGACCTATGATCAAGATCATGTCGTGCTCAAGATCAAGCAAGATGACAATAACTTAGGTAAGGATTTCGAGCCTGGTGATGAAACAGATGTCGCCAATATGGCAAAAAAAGCAGCTAAGAAACGCGCATAAAATTGACTAAATCAATCATAAAAAATATAATGTTTTGATGAGTTTGATCAAATCAAGATTCAAATACGATCCTATATCAAAGATCGAAGGCCAATCAGGTAGGCTGTATCTATGCCCAGATGGCAGCAAGGTGGCCAGCGTAACCACCATATTAGATAGGACCAAATCAGAAGAGAAACGCGCCGCGCTAGCAAACTGGAAGAAACGCGTCGGTGAGCAAGCTGCGCAGGCTATCGTGACCGAAGCAGCTGGTCGCGGGACCAGCATGCACAAGATGATAGAACGTTGGTTAGCAGGTGAGGATATATCCATGCCAGGCAGCAATCTCGTCCACCAGCAAGCGCACAAGATGGCCAATATCGTGATCGATGAGCTGATCGCGCCGAACGTTGATGAGATCTGGG